AAGTATACTTTATTTTGGATAAAGAAAAAGAATGTAATGAATTTTATTTGCGAATACCCGAATGTTATGAGGAGTGTTTTTAAGGTTCAATAGAAAATCCGTGGGGATAGACCTGAATTTCTTGTCGATAACCTCATTCCAAATCTCTTCGGAGAGAAGTTGAAAAGATTACATAATTTTTGATTGTAAGGTTTAACCCTTCTTTCCGTCCTATGGGCACTCCCCCCTTATATTGCTGGGCGACACCCCGCAATGCTACGGGATGCGGCAGGGGATGCGGTTGAATGGCAAGAATTTCATTTTTCTAACCCCTCCGTCACTTCGTGCCACCTCCCCTATTGGCTGTGCCACACAGGGGAGATGTTTTAAAATATCTCCGGTAATGAGAACTGAAACACCCTGTGAGGCTACGGGATACGGTAGGGGGAAAGGGAGAATACCCATGAAGTTCTGAAAGGGTAAAAACTGTTCAAAGCGACACTTTTACCCCTCTCATTTGTTAACATTTAAGTCGATCCCCATGAATTTTCTACTGAATGGACAATCCTCACTGATTATCTACTGAACTCAAATATTGTGCATATTTAAAATGTTAAAAGCGTAACACTGTATTATACAAAATGTTACGCTTTTCATTTGCGGAAAGAGAGGGAGTTGAACGTAAAAAGCGTTTTAACATTCATTTTGCTTTATGTCCCGATAAATACGGGATTTTGGCGGTTATATTTAGGTTCGTTGTATGTTTAATGATGTGATTTAACACATATTTTGAGTTTAATTTGTGCTTTATTTGTGCAAATAATTACTTACTTTGCACAAAACAAAATGCAATGGAATTATGGCAACCGTTAAAGCATACGTTCGTTCCAGCAAAAAAAATAACATAGTAAATGTACGTTTCCGACTATCTACTCCGGGGGCAAAATTGTTATATTATGTAAGCGATTTACAGATAAACGTAGATCTTTTCGACAACAAGAGAGAAGAAATAAAATCGAGGGCGTTGTACCCGGATAAAGAGAGACGAATTTTCAACGAAAAAGTGAATGAATTAAAGTCTCTTATACTTCGGACATGGGAGGAAAGAGGAGACGACTACCAGCCAACGAGCAAATGGCTGCGTAATGCCATGCAGCGTAGAGTGAATGGTGAAACACCTGTTAATGATGATTTCTTCGATATATTTGACAAATTCCTAATCTATAAACAATACGATGAGAAGCGAGAGGAACATTATGATGTTTTAAAGCGGATAATGATCCGGTATGAAAATTACGAAATTTTTAATGGAGGGAAATTCAGGTGGAGCCTCAAAATATCTGCATTTGATTTGTCTAATTTCGAAGATTATCTAAAAAACGAGTATAGATTAGCAGAATTATACCCGTCGTTATATGAGGGTGTCAAGAAATTATCGCCGAGAGGTAGAAATACTATTGCTAACATGATGACGAAGTTAAGGGTGTTCTATCTTTGGGCTGTGAGAATGGGGGAGACAACGACCAACCCTTTTGCAAATTATTCCATAAAGGAGCAAATATATGGGAGGCCTTATTTCCTTACCTTAGAAGAACGTGACAGGGTGTACAATTTTCCAATGCCGAACAATCCTTTTCTTGCCATACAGCGTGATATATTTGTCTTTCAATGTATGATTGGTTGTAGAGTAAGTGATTTGTACAGGTTAACTCGTGAAAACATCAATGACGGGGCTATTGAATATGTTCCGACAAAAACGAAAGGTGATAATCAGGAATATGCTCGTGTACCTTTGACGAAAAAAGCGATTGAAATATTGGAAAAGTACAAGGAATATGGAGGACGTACCCTTTTTCCCTTTATCTCTGAGAAAAAATACAATGATTCCATCAAGAAGATTTTAAGAATGGCGGGTATAGACAGAAAAGTCACTGTCATAAATCCGGTAACGCAGAAAGAGGAGCAAAAGCCTATATATGAGATTGCCAGCTCGCACCTCGCACGTCGTACATTTATCGGGAATATTTATAAAAAAGTAAAAGACCCGAATATTATCGGGTCTATGAGCGGTCATGTAGAGGGCAGCAAGGCATTTGCCCGTTATCGTGACATAGATGATGAAATCAAGTTAGATGTGTTGAAAGAGATAGAGTGAGTATTATAGCGAATAAATACTATTTTATGTATTTAAAAGCATAGCAACTAAAAAGCATACCTATTTCTTTTCCGTCACTATTTCTCAACTATCTTCTTCATGACTTATCTAAATTTGGACACAACTATTCAACCTTTTTAGTATCTGTTATTTCCGTAATTTCCTTGTTAAAATAATAACGTGTCTTTGATATAACCTTTTGACCTAATTTGTTATTTCCTCTACAAGTGAAATTAGTCCACCAGCCATTATGTTCTGGGACAAATGATGATTGAATTTCGTCCATTCTTTTGTTTACTGATTCCATCTCTGCAATTACCTGTTTCGCACTATCTGTCCACATGTCCATGTTTCGGTAATCGGAACTAACATTTGAAATAAAGTAATTTGATTTTGCGTCTAAAACTTTTAACTTCAATCCAAGATTATAATATTCTTCGTTGTCTGATAGTACGCTGAAAGAGCTATCGAGGGGTGTCATCTCTACAAATTCGTAGCTGCTCCAATCATTCATTGTTTTTTTAAGTTGATCTTCTATTAAACTGCGAGCTTTGTCTTCATTTGTCTGTGTGCAAGAGGTAAAAGCTAATAGTAAGATGTTGAATAAGAGTAATGTAAGATTTTTCATAACTTGATAATTTTAATAAATTAATTATTCTCTTAAAGCCATTTTCAATGATTCAATTAGTTTATCTTCATAGTTGAAGATGTCATCTATCGTTTCTATTTCGAACATTTCTTTTGATTTGTAATTGTCCGTAGGAAAACATATTTGCTTTTTTCGACTACCGAAATAGAATCTGCATATCCACCAATAGCCGTTATCTATGTTTACAACAAAGTATGTCTTGTTGTCTTTATAAGTTATTCTTTGCGCATCTATACTTTTTCTCAATATGCTTCTTATAATATTATAAGCATCTATCTCCTCTTGTGTAGTAACAATTCCTGAATCTCTGTCACTGAACACAACACCATCAGGAAGTTCTTCTTTTGCATTTTGTGTACTATCTTCTTCCTGTTTTGTTTTGTCGTCATTCGTCTTAATGGCGACATTCAGCCTGTCTGAAATTGTGTCATTTATAATACTTTGAACAGATCGTTTTATAATAGGTGTGAATTGCTCTATTATTTTCTGTGTAATTTGCCCGTCGTATGCCTGTTTGGCAAGCAATCGAACAAAATCGGGTGACGGTTGCTTAAACTCATTGTTTAATATAGACTTTATCGAAATAGCATATTTTAATTCGTTGGCGGTACTTAAAATTTCCTCCTCATTATAATATGATTTACTGAATTTCTTTAATTGTTCCACATCGGCATCCGTAAGCGCCAACATATTTACAACCAAGAAAGGTTTCTCGTCCATAATATTGGGCTTGTCAAGATCTGTATAGAATCTATATTCTATACCGTTTGTAAGTACTCCGAATCTGGCTTTTGAAGCCACGAAATATTTCTGTAATTGTGTATCGTGTAAGTTGAGGTCTTGTTTACAATGCTTGCATTCTATAAGGAGTATAGGATTTTCTTCTTTCATTATGGCATAGTCTATCTTTTCTCCTTTTTTCTTGATGAGGTCGCAGTCTAATTCTGGAACGACTTCAAATGGATTAAATATGTCATATCCGAGTGCTGCAATCATCGGCATAATGAATGCATTTTTTGTTCCCTCTTCCGTTACAATAGCATCTTGTTGTTTGGCTATTCTTTCAGATAGTTGTTGTATTGAATCTTTAAAGTCCATAGGATTTGATATTTTAAGGTATGAATCTGCTTATAAATTATGTTGTAAAACTAAGTTTTTAGTATAAAGAATCATTGTTATATTCGCTATATTTAGAAGCAATAAAACTTAAAAATCATTTCTTATCTAATGCGCTCCTCAATATACATATTAAATCGTCTTTCGACTTTATTGTAGCTTCATGTCCGCTGATAATTCTTTCAAGGTCTTGTATCCTCTGGTTAAGTCTATTTATTTCGTTCAGGTAATCATGAGCGCCTGAACTGGTATTCTCTATTGTGACCCTTCCGTCTGGATCAATAATTTTTTGCTGACCTCTTCCCGGCAAAGATATGGAAATATTACCATTATTGATATTTCCATGACTATTTTGTATAATTCCTCTATTGTTATTGTTGCTATCAATAATGCTTGAATTATTTCTTTCATTAATCATATTTCCCTCTCCTGTGAGAAGCCACACTCTATTTAATTCAGGGAATACAGATAAAATCTTGTTTGCCATTGTGGTTGAAATTTCTTTTGTTTTCCCATTTTGAACATCGTATATTCCTTGCGGCCTACCATATCCACATTTCTCAGATAATGACTTAGCATTTATACCATAGTAATTCAGAATGGCTTCTAATCTTTGTGCGGCGTTCATGTGTTAAATATATATAATATCCAAATATTTTCTGTTTTATCTGTATATTTTGCAGAAATATTCTGTATCTTTGTATTGTGTTAATACAACAAAGGTAGTAAATAAAATTAAAAATACAAATACCTAATAAAAGTTAGCTCATTGGCGTAATGAATAACGGAATCGAACACCGAGAGTCGCAATAGCGGAAGCGCCGAGACTTGCGACGGGTCGGGGTGAAGTAACGAAGTCGTGACGTGTAAGTAATATCCGGTAATTCGGCAACCGGGCACGCTTCACCAAGTTCAATGAATAGAAACGAACAAAAAATGGAGAGAGAAAGGGATTGGCAAATTTTGTCAAAAGTAGTTCAGACAGCTTTCCATTATACTATATTCCCCTGCCCGTCGAATTCGGGTTGGAAAACAGTCATCTGTTGCAGGGGAACTACTCGATATTGATTTTTATAGGCTTTCCACAATGAGGGCATTTGAGACCTTGTGTGGGAAATTCTTTTGGGGAAATAAACAACTCCCATATTTCTACACCAAGAGCTTCGGCTATCTTTTCAAGAGTTGGATATGAAGGAGATACTATCATACGGGAAAGACTTTCACGTGCTATACCCAATTTTTCTGCAAGACTGGTAATTGTATAACCATTTTCTTTGATTGCTTCTTTGATTCTATTCATATTGCTAAGCAAATAATAATCTTTGTTAAAAGTGATATAAATACATCACATTTATTTTATGGTGTGATGTATTTATGTTACATTTGTCACATCAATGTGATACAAAGATAAATAAAAGCGAAAAAAGCAACAATACCTAAAAGGAGTGAACACTATGACAACGGAGCAATATGAAATGGTTAGCCTGTCGATAAGCGACTACACAATCAACAAGATTCGCCGAGAAGTAGAGAAGCAACTCGAATATGTGGTGAGCGAGCGGATAGGAGAGGACAAATCGATGTATGGAGACTTCGATTTGGACGTAGAGGTTGACGATGAGATATTACCCGTACACGTAACATACGATGCATACGACGGAACAACGGTTACATACGGCGACTATTTCACACCCGATTATGTGGACGGATCCATCGAAGTGAAATATGAGGTCGAGGTGTACGACGAGGACGGTATAGAAATGTGCAAGTTTAATGACAGCTTTGAATTTGAATAAAACAAGAATATGTACAGATTATTTATAGCCATCTGCCTGCTGCTCATGTTCGCCTCTTTTTTCGGAGTAATAGCAGCATTCATCAATGCCAGTATCGGACAGCTCATTATAAGCATGGCTTTCTTTGCATTATCGACATTTGCCTTGTCGGGTGTACAGGACGAGAAAACGAACTAACACGGGAATGTTACGAGGAGGGAGCCAGAGCCTAAAAAAAACAATAGGGTCGGCTCCTTTTATTATATAAAAAACAAGAATATGGAAACGATGAAAATACAAGTAGGATTTAGGTGCATAGCCGATGTAAAGCGGATAATACCCAAGCCGAAAGGAGTACGTGGAAAGTGTAAGTACATGATTTGTATGGAGGTTGGAGATGCATTCTATGACGATATTAAGACATGTAGTGCTTATCGCCGGTTGAAGTCTTACATGAAACAACTGGGCATCTCTTATGAGTATGGAGTTGGTAAAGTATCTGTGGAGAACGATGGAATTCCTGAATGGAGGACATTGGTATGGAGAAAGAGCTGATATTGACTGCCGGAGAATGGGCGGTCGCTAAGGAGTATGCAAAGGGTCTTCAAGACAAAGAGGTCGCAGAAAATCTGGGGAAGTCTGTATGGACGACCAAGACACAGAAGAAAAACATATACCTCAAATTAGGTATATCGACCAGCAGTGAATTGACTCTGTATGTCATTTGCCGGTACTTGGGAAAGGCTTTCGATTTGAAAAAGATACGACAATTCGGGGTTTCTATCCTATTCAGCCTGTTGTTCGTCGTTGTGCAGGTATTCGGAGACACTGGCGATATGTGCAGGTTGAGGAATGCGAGAGGAAGAGCGTCAATGAGAGTGGAAAAACGATTAAAAGATTAATGGATATGGGAATAGAAGATACAATCATCAAGGTAGTGAGAGATGAAAACAATATGCTGCTCGGAAAATTGGAAGATGTAATTAACCATGCAATATCCGGTATAAAGAAAGGCTATGGAGATGTATTCTTGCCTGATTATGTACCGGTTAGAAAGGCAACAGAATTATTAGGGTGTTCTTATAAAGAATTGTTGAAGCGTTTGAATGCAATTAACGCCAAGCCGGAAAAAGTCGGCACACGTAACTGTATTACCAGAGATGAACTTTTGAAAATCATGAATTAAATAAGTAGCTATAATTCCATATAAATCAAGCATATTCACCGCCCGTCCGGGAGGATATGCGGTGTATAAAAAGAAACATAACCCTTTAAAATAAAACAACAATGGCAACAACGACATTACCACAATTAAAGAGCCTGTTGAACGGCGATTCGGTCAAGACAAGATTTAACGAGATATTGGGGAAGAAAGCCCCCGGATTCATCTCCTCGGTCATTTCAGCCGTCAACGGGAACACCATGCTCCAAACGGCCGAGCCCCAAAGCATACTCAACTCGGCGGTCATAGCCGCCACGCTCGACCTGCCTATCAATAGCAACTTGGGTCTATCGGCCATCGTTCCCTATTACGACTCCAAGCTGAGGACGACAGTAGCACAATTCCAGCTCATGTACAAGGGACTGATAGAGCTATGCCTGCGAAGCGGACAATTCTCGTCACTCATAGACGAGGTGGTCTATGAGGGTCAACTTGTCAAGAAGAATAAATTCACGGGCGAATACATCTTCGACGAGGATTCAAAGACCTCCGACAAGGTCATCGGCTATATGGCCTATTTCCGTCTTGTGAACGGGTTCGAGAAAACACACTACATGACAGTAGGGGAAGTCGAGGCGCATGCCAAGAAGTATTCCCAATCCTACAAGAAAGGGTTCGGCGTATGGAAAGACGACTTCGACACGATGGCACGGAAGACGGTTTTAAAACTTCTGCTCGCCAAATATGCTCCCAAATCGATAGAAATGCAACGGGCTATCACTTTCGACCAAGCCACGATAAAGGGAGATTTGACACAGCAAGACACCAGCGTGGACGAAGTGGAAATCGAATATGTCGACAACGATACGGCGACCGAACGTCTGAGGGAGATGGCCGTCGAAGCAGTCGAGCAACCGGAATCTGAAAATGTCAACGGACAAGGACTGTTTGAGTGATGGAAGCGCAAAGGACTCTTGAATGGTACAGGAAGCGCCTCGGCTGTTTCACGGGCAGCCGCATAGGCGACCTGATGAAAGCGAACCGAAGCGGAAACGGGTTCGGGGAATGCGCCATGAGCTACATCTACCAAGTAGCAGGAGAGCGCATGCTCAATCCCCTGCTGTTCGAGGACGACGAGGTTTTCGAAAGTTACCTCTATCAAACCGACATATCCTCGAAACAGATGCGATGGGGAGCAGAGCAGGAACCCGACGCACGCAGACTATACGAGTTGAAAACAGGTCGCCGTGTCGTCGAGGTAGGACTGTGCAAACACCCCACCATCGCCCATTTCGCAGCCAGCCCCGACGGATATTATTACGATGAGAATAAGCGGGAAAAAGGGGTAATCGAGATAAAAAGCGTGGGAACGGCCACATATGCCAAATACTTCCACAAGATAAAGGACAACGATACCCTCCTGTCCACGGAGCCTAAGTACTATTACCAAATCATGTCCGAACTCATGTGCATTGAAGCCGATTGGTGCGATTTCATCGTATATAACCCGTTCGAGAAGCCCTCCATGTTTATCAGAAGGATATATCCAGATGATAACACCTTCAAGAAGATAGCCGAAAGGATATGCGAAGCCGATGAATTAGTCAATGAAATAATCCATTCATGAAAGACTATGAAATACAGTCAATCGTCAGCCTGCTGGAAAGATCGGCAAAAGCGTTGGAAAAGTCCGACGACTACCGGCATAAAGAGCTGGCAAGATTGATGAGAAATAAGGTCAAACAATTAAATAAGAAATACAATGTACAAAAATGAGATCTTAAATAGCGATTGTGATGTCCGCAAGAATGCGGCAGGGAATCCCAAGTTCAAAGAAGTTTTTAACCGATAAGAATAAAAGCGATGAAGACTAGACATAATTTCAACAAAGACCTAAGAATGGACTTGGCATGCAGCAGAAACGACTATTTCAGACCTGTATTTTCATATATCCATTTTAAAGATGGTTACGCTTATGCATGCGATACACATATCTTGGTAAAAAACAAGTTATCCGAATGTTCCACATTCACCGATGAAGAAATAGAAAAGCTCGATGGTAAGTTTATAGGCTCAAAAGCCTACAAGTCTATCCTCTCTTACGATATGGTACAAGTTACGGACATGGGGTTTGAATGTATATTGTGTGACAATCAAAAAGTTATATACCCATTCTCCGAAGTCTATAAATACCCTGAAATGGAGAATGTAATTTCAGAACATCTAAAAGAGAGCACAGAAGGAATCACAAAGTTACGGATAGATCCTTCGTTCTTCTCCAAGATCGAAAAAGCTCTATTCAATTTTGAGTACGCATATATGCAGCTTTCGGAAGGCAATAAATCTTTGCTCGTTAAAAGCAAAGACAGCGATAGTATCGGAATCATTATGCTAAAATCAATATAGATTAAATACGAATCATTATGTTTTACGAAATCAAATTGAAAGTAGAAAAAGAGAACAGCAAAGGAGAGATGAAAGAAGTCATCGAACACTTCATCACCGATGTAGTACTGTTCGCCGAGGCCGAGAAAAAAGGACTTGAACAGTACAACGGAAATTGCGATGTATTCTCTATCACCCGCTCGAATGTTGTCGAGATAGTCAACGAGAAGGAAGAAGGCAAGCCTTTCTACAAGGCCACGTTGATAGACATATTCATCGATGACAACGGCAATGAAAAGGAAACGAAGTACTACAACCTCGTTTGCGCCAAAGACATCACCGAAGCCAACCGCCTTATGCAAGAACACATGAGACAAGGCCTTAACGATATGCGGTTGGACGGAATTGTGAAAACCAAAATCATAGACCTGATATAGGAGCATAATGTGAGACATTCCCGCAAGCAGAACCGGGTACGTGGTCGAGCACCATACGGAGGAAGGAACTGCGGGGAGAAATAAGCCATAAGTGTTTTAGGTGGTATCGGCAGTGTCGGAATTGGTATACGATAAAGTGTAGCTCTTATAGATAGGTTGGCAATGGCACAGCTTGTAGAGGCGTAGCCGTAAAATAAAAATTACCGCTTGACAATTCTCCTCCGAGTTTAGGCATACGAAAGTATCGCACGGTGAGCGCAACCTCACAAATTAAAACTACTAAGTGAAAGTCTTAGGAAAACTCCTATCATGCGGGTTCGAGTCCCGCCTGCCGAACAAAAAGAGAAAATATATGAACAAAAAGAGAAAATATATGAACGAAAAGAGAAAATATATGAACGAAAATATAAAGCTAATACATGGTGATTGTCTTTTAAAAATTAAGGACATTAGTACTAGTAGTATTGATTTGGTTGTTACAGATCCTCCTTATTGTATAGGTACTACAAGCAATGGGAAGAGAGGTTCTTGGAGTGATAATAATTTAATAAGACCCTTTTTTGAGCAATTTTTTGAAGAGCTGAGAAGAATAACTAAGGATACCAGTGAAGTGTATATAAATACAGATTGGCGGACATATCCATTTTTATATCCCATTATGCAAAATTATTTTGAAATAAAAAATTTAATAATATGGGATTATGAATGGATGAAAGCAGGTTCTTTTTATAGGTTCTCGCATGAGCTAATAATATATGGAGTTAGAGAAAATGCTAAAAGAAGATTTAGCGCCTCGGAAAGAGATGTATGGAGAATAAAACCAATAAATTATACCAATAAAAACAAATTACATAATTCTCAAAAACCAATAGAATTAATAATCAAAATTATTAAAAATAGTTCTTGTGAAGGAGATACAATTTTTGATGCATTTTCAGGTAGCGGTACAACTGCTGTCGCTTGTTTAATGACGAATAGAAAGTTTATAGGATTCGAAATAGATGATAAATATTTTAAAATAGCCACGGACAGGATAAATAAGGCAATTTTGGATAATAAAATGAAATTGTTTTGAAAATGGAAGAACAGTCCACATGCAACAGAATACACAAATACGATGTAGTGATAGGGATAGACCCCGACGTTGAGCGCAGCGGCTACTCCGTATTGGAAACAAGGAAAATGAAAATGGAGATGAGTGTTTGCCCATTCCCCTTGTTGGTAGAGGGCATAAAAAAACTTCATGAGCACTGCAAGAAAAACGATGAACGAGTGGCGGTATATGTCGAGGCAGGTTGGAAGAACAAATCCAACTGGCACTTGTCACCGAAAGACACACGGGCGAGCGCAGCCAAGAAAGGCGAGCATGTAGGTCGCAACCAAGAGACCGGTCGCAAGATAGTCGAAATGCTGAGGCATTACGGAATACAAGTCATGGAGCAATCTCCTTTGCGCAAATGCTGGCAAGGTAAATACGGCAAGATCACCCATGAGGAATTGAAGCGGTTGTGCCAGATGAGCGGGATAGAGTTTAACAGACCCCGCAGCAACCAAGAAGAAAGGGACGCAGCCCTTCTCGCTATCACCTGCTCCGGATTGCCCATTAAATACAAAGTCGTTGAATCAAACTTTAATAAGTGATATGGACTTGCAAGAATTAAGAGAGCGACAAAGCTGGACCCTTCGCCAAAAGATAGACCACAGCCTCGGTGTGATAGACCAATTCATATCACGTCTAAACGGTCAGGTTTACGTTGGGTTCAGTGGCGGAAAGGACAGCACCGTACTACTTGATTTATGCCGTATCGTCAAACCCGATATAAAGGCAGTTTTCTGCAATACGGGCAATGAATATCCCGATATAGTCAGGTTCGTCCGAGAACTTAAAAATACAGAAGGATATGACATTGAGATTATATATCCAACATTAAAGCCTGCACAGATATTTGAAAAATATGGATTCCCAATTATTAGCAAAGAGGTAAGCGAAGCTATATATGCAGGGAAACACAACCCTTTATCGGTAAAGGGGAAGGCCGCCTTAGGGTTATTAAGAGGGCGTAAATTTAAGGGTGAAATTCCTTTAAAATATAGAAAATTTATTCGATCGCAATTTGATATAAACAATAAATGCTGTTACGCTTTAAAGAAACAACCGTCACGTATGTATCAAAAAAATACAGGGCTATATCCCATATTGGGGACTATGGCATCAGAGTCAAGATTAAGGCAGCAAAGTTACCTAAGACAAGGAGGTTGCAATTCTTTCGACGGGAAAACGATAAAGTCATTACCTCTATCTATCTGGCTTGAAGAAGACATTTGGGCATACATAAGAGATAGAGGGTTGAAAATTTCAGACATATACCATAAAGGAGCCAAACGAACCGGTTGTATGTTCTGCGGATATGGTTGCCAATTCAAAGACGACAACCGGCTTCAACTTTGCTATGAGTTATACCCCAAGATGTACAATTACTTCATGAACTATACGAACAACGGCGTTACTTATCGAGAAGCGATGAGAAAGGTATTAGCTGTAAATGGGCTGTTTCTCCCAGATGAAAAGCCAAAAACACTTTTCGATTGAAATAAGAATCTAAAATAAACAAATGATATGACAGCAGAAGAATTTATAAAATCGGTAAGCGCAGAAGATTGCGCAGGCGGGCATATATACCGTAGAGTTTCAGAAGATGATGCCTTAAAAGCTATTGAGATGACAAGACTCGAAAAATCGCAGACATTTGTCGGTATGCAGGGCTGGATATGCCCTAAATGCGGTAGAGTTTATTCGCCAATGACATCTATGTGCACATATTGCCACAACGAAAACATCATAAATTCACCTTATTGTGGTATGTAAATTTTAGTATTATGAGCGAACAGGTATTATCAATAGAACAAATGCTATGAAAACGAACCAACTGATGAAAAGAAAGATGGGTGAATTTAACGTAACCCAGCGGACAAAAGACGGATTTTTTTGCGCCACAGAGCTGTTGAGGCAATGGAATGAATATGCAAATCTAAATAGGGGGAATTCCCCCCATTTAAAGCAAAAGGATTTGAAAGAGTTCTTTTCCAATAAAAACACAAAAGAATTTATAGATGCTTTGTTGGAGGAAGAAAAATTGAATACGGAGAATCTTGCGTATTTAAAATCAAGAGGTAAAAGCGGAGGAACATGGATGCACCCTGTATTGTTCGTCAAATTTGCGATGTGGCTAAATCCAAGATTTGAAGTGCAAGTAATCAAATTCGTCTATGACGAGATGATAAAGTACCGCAACGAAGCCGGCGATGCCTACAACAAACTAGGCTCGGCCGTTTCAAAGATCGTTCGGAAAGACTTCATGCCCCAAGCCATGCAGAAAGTAGGCGAAGCGTTGAACTGGATTGTGTTCAACGAGCATGAAAGGAATATCCGCAACCAATACGGCGAAGAAAAGAAACAGCGGGAATTGTACGAGCTGGAAAGAAAAGTCGCCGACCTTATCAACGAGGGCTTTATCAAGAGCTACGACCAAATGATAACCTATCTGAAAAACGTTTACCGGCACAAGTACCTGCCGGCTGTATTCTCATAACCCAGAATTGTTAAAACAAGAATAGCCATGATTATAGCCAAGCAAGTTATATCCTCCATTATCGAGGAAAAGAAAAAGAATAACAAGGAGCCCTCCACAGCGAGCTTTACCGAGATACAGTCGGTGGTTATCCAGTCGCTTAAATCCGAGATAAACGAGCTATGCAAAACCGGTGAGATTGACAAGCACAAGACCCTGAACGGGTGGGCATTTTCAATCACTGAAACCACAAATTAAAAAATGTTTAATCATTTGATTTACAGATGTTTATATTTTTCAAAAAGTAAATAATATATTAAATTTACCATGTAATAAATAAGAACAATTATGAGCACAATCTTACAGTTTCCCAACCGTTTCACGTCAGTGGAAATTGTCATATTATGAGTAAAATTCATGAGTTTATAAAAAGAAAATAGGAACTAAATATACATGGGACGAAATAGAAAAATGGGATTGGACTATTTTCCTTTTGACATAGACACATTTCAAGATATAAGAATACGAAAGTTAATCAAGTATCAAGGCGGTAAAGCTATGACGGTATATGCTCTCCTGCTATGTCTTATCTACAAGGGTGGGTACTACATGATGTGGGACGAAGAGTTGCCCTTCATTATTTCGGAACAGACCGGGTTTGAAGAGGCATATATATCAGAAGTGATTAAGAGCTGTCTGGCACTGGGGTTATTTTCCAAAGAATTATTTGAAATGGAACATGTGTTGTCATCGAAAGGAATACAGGAACGATACAGGGACATTTGCAAACAGATCAATCGGAAATGCGATTTCGTCGAATATTCCCTTATTTCTTCCGAGGAAAAACATATTTCCTCCGAGGAAATGCCCATAAACTCTGAGAAAATACCACAAAAGAAAATAAAAGAAAAAGGAAAAAAAGAAATACTCTCTAACGAGAGTATAAAGAAAAAAGCGGCGTCCGCCGCCACGCACGAAAGGAAAGAAGCCTTTTATCATTCCCTTATCCCTTATGCCGACAAGTACGGGAAAGAAATGCTTCGGGCATTCTTCGACTATTGGTCGGAGATGAACGCCTCCCAAACGAAAATGAGATTCGAGAAACAGCCCACATGGGAGCTCTCAAAGCGGCTCGCCACATGGGCAAACAACGAGAAAAAGTATGAAAAAAATAGAAGAGCTGCTACCGGAAAGACCAAACAGGAGCGATATGCAGAGTTTGCAGAAGCCATCGCCACCAAGCTGGCAACGGGAGATACAGGCAACCTACAAGACGGGGGAGAATCTGCTCTGCCTTTTTAGCCCCGACAAGCAGACGGAATACTGCAAAAACGAGGAGCGTTGTTTCACCGGATATGCACCGAGTATTGCAAGAGTTGCCCGGACATTTGGAGATAGCGTAGCTGAATCATGGCTGTCCATACAGCTCTTTGAACTCGCAGAATTTTCAAAAGTTCGAAATGGCATGGAACCAGCAGATTTTATCGAACTGGCACGGACAATTATCTTAGGTTATGGCCGTTTTAAGCTCACCGAGTTCATGGTATTCTTCCAGCGATTCAAACAAGACAAATACGATCAATTTTTCGGCACTTTTACTCCGGGTACAGTGACAAGGTCATTGAAAAAATTTAATTCTGACAGGGAGAATCTATTGCGGTTCTATGAAGACAAAAAAAGGCAGGAGGAAAGGAAACGGGAATGGGAGCTGCGTGAAAAGGAGAAAGCGACACCCGGTCAGATTCAAGAAATTATCGACAAATACAGCAAAAAGGAAAGTTTAGTATGAAAGACATAGAGCTTTACAACGACTCATTCCAGAATTATAAAGTCTATGGGCTGCCAAAAGCCCAGCAACCACGCATGGTATATCGACGGAGACAACAAAAACGGCGAGAGCGCATTGGCAGGCAAACAATTCTTCTCGTCCGACAGCGAGTTCCGTCCGGCCGAGTTCATGCACTTCTGTTCCAAAATGCTCGTGAAAGAACCGAAAGAAGCCGGCAAATCCCCCTGCATGATACTGTTCTGCGAGTACGAACAACAGTTCAAATTCATAGAGTTAGGACGCAAATACGGGTTAAATCACTACATACCGCTGGTTTTCCGCAAGGACTTCTCGGCGCAAGTGTTGAAAGCAAACATGAAGGTCGTCGGCAACTGCGAATACGGTCTTATCCTTTATCGGGACAAGTTGCCCAAATTCAACAACAACGGGAGAATGATTTTCAACTGCTTCGACTGGGTGAGGGACAACACCACGCCCAAATGCCACCCTTGCCAGAAACCTGTCCCGCTTCTCAAACGGTTGATAGAGATATTCACGGACAAGGGCGATGTTGTCATTGACCCGTGCGCAGGATGCGGCACGACCCTGTATGCGGCAGCCTCATTGGGAAGAAAGGCATATGGTTTCGAGGTCAACAAGCAATTTTATAACGACGCAAATGAAAAGGTCTTGAAAAGAATACAAGTCAGTTTATTTCAATAAATTATAAAAATCATACAGATATGAGTTTTACACACGCATCACTATTTTCCGGTATTGGAGGATTCGATCTCGCAGCCGAATGGGTGGGGTGGAAAAACGTCTTCCACTGTGAGATAAACGAATTTTGCGCACAAATTTTAAAATACCATTTCCCAAATGCAGATCACTATGAAGATATTAAAACAACAGATTTTACAAAGTGGCGTGGAAAAATCAACGTCCTGTCAGGAGGATTCCCGTGTCAACCTTTCTCCCTCGCAGGGCGAAGAAAGGGAGCGGAAGACGACCGCTATCTCTGGCCGCAAATGCTACGGGCAATACAGGAGATCAAACCCGATTGGGTTGTTGGTGAGAACGTTGCTGGAATCATCACGATGGTACAGCCCGGCAAGGCGGTTGAACTGGGTCGTTCAGCGACTCTTTTCGGAGAGGATTACAAGGACGAGGAGATTCAACAGCAATATGTCATTGAGACCGTGTGCCAAGACCTTGAACACTCAGGATACTCTATCCAGCCGATACTTATTCCGGCTTGTGCCGTCGGAGCGCCGCACCGTAGGGACAGGGTTTGGTTTATTGCCAACCGTACAGACACAGGGGCTGAAAGTTTGCAATATTCATGGGAAGACAACATTCTATCCGGTAGGACTGCTACCGACACCAACTGTAATGGAAGACCGTCGAAAACCAAATGGGGACGAAACACGGGAGAAGAAGATGATGAGCAATTTAAATCCATATTCAATACAAGCCTTGTTGCCGACACCGACAGCGATAGACAGTGGGAGCGGACGTGTGAACAAGAGCCAATCAACGAACGCTTTGGAACGACCAACTATTGCTATGGCTGCGAGAATGGGGATCCTGCCTACTCCAAAAGCACAAGAAGCGAGGGGAAATGTGGCTATGGACAGAGGAAAGTCCAATTTAACGGACGAAATAGCAAATATATACAAACCTGCTGGGAGAAATTCCCAACTCAACCCCCTGTTTGTAGAGGAAATGATGGGCTTCCCTTTGATGTGGACGACCTTGCCATATCTTTCCCGAAGTGGAGAGCGGAATCAATCAAGGCCTACGGAAACGCCATAGTCCCGCAAGTTGCATACGAGATTTTCAAAGCAATAGAAACAATTAATAAAAATATTATAAAGGAGGAATAGAGATGGAAAAAACAATATTAGACGCCTGTTGTGGGGGAAAGATGTTCTACTTCGACAAACATGACGAAAGAGTTCTTTTTCAAGATATTCGAAAGGTATCTACTCATTTATGCGATGGTAGATCATTTGAAGTAAATCCCGACATACAAGCCGACTTTACAAATATGCCCTATGAGGATAAATCTTTTTCGATGGTAGTTTTCGATCCGCCTCACTTATTAAGGAATGCTGGAAAGTCAAAGATGGCAGATATGTACGGAAGTTTGAACGAAAAAGCATCGCCAACAGGCTACCAACAAATTAAATACGGAGCTCTGTATTCAGATTGGCGTGATATGCTGGCAAAGGGATTTAAAGAATGTTTTCGAGTCCTGAAACCCGGAGGATTTTTAATTTTCAAATGGAACGAAACAGATATCAAGGTTTCTGAAATTTTGAAGCTCACACCTGAAAGACCAATATTCGGGCATATATCCGGCAAACGTTCTAATACACACTGGATTTGTTTCATGAAAGAAATTATAAAGGAGGAATAAGAGATGTTTATTTTAAAATGGATAAAAGCAAAGAAAAACGGTATACCATTATATATTAAAGACAAATGGTATAATTATAGGGCGATGATGACAGAAAGTAAAGCGAAAACAACAGATCATATACAGATATACGATGACAATGGAAAATATATCGTCCCCAAAAAAGGAGTTACTGTTAATGTTTTTTTCTCAAAAAAGAAAGTTATAGCTACTTATGTAATAATAGGGATTCATGAAGAATCGCGGAATAAGGATTGGTTATATGCTTACGATTGGGTAAATGTAGATTTATTTTTCGTCGGAAACATAAAAAAGATATGAGAAAGGAGATAAGCCATGAAAGAAAAGGAAAAAATCGACTGGTTGAAATCACATTGTTTTTCTGAGTTCGCCAGTATGTACGGAAAAGTGTTCGATGATTTGTCCGAGACTCAACCTATATTTTGCGTTTGTGGAAAACTGGCAACCGGTCTACATGAACGAACCTGTAAAAAATTCAACAACAAAGTAGAAAGAGAAGTTCTTAGAAGACTCGCACACTTATTACCCTATTACTTAACACGTAAAAAATTGAGATATGGAAGTAAACGAAATCATGGAAGCGGTACGCAGGATGCGGCACGACCCTGTATGCGGCAGCCTCATTGGGAAGAAAGGCATATGGTTTCGAGGTCAACAAGCAATTTTATAACGACGCAAATGAAAAGGTCTTGAAAAGAATACAAGTCAGTTTATTTCAATAAATTATAAAAATCATACAGATATGGGAGAAATAGAACTTATGAAAGGAGGAGAGCAATGATTGAACGATTAAAATGCTGTATCAACATTCTGTTTGCAAAGCAATATATCGTTTTTACGGCAGACAAATACAAGATAGGTAAGTTCGGATCAGGATATATCCGTACAACTAATAAGGCATTCTTACAAGCGGCTATTGAGGTTATAGAGGAAATAGACAGTCATCTAGTTGAAGTTAATGAGAAAAATTGATAAACAATGAAAATAGAAGATATTGAAAATGCCGCATTAGACTGTGCCCTATTCGAGGATTATTACTATAACCCCGACTTGCAGCCTGCATATATAGATGGTTTCACGCGTGGAGCAAACTGGCGTATTGATTCAGTGTGGCATGAGGCAAGTGAAGAGCCCGAAAGAAATAGAATATATCTTGCTCAACTTGGAAATAGCACCCTTGATACCTTTTATTATTCAGGAAATTGGGAGAGATTTTCACGTGGAGTTAATATGCAACGCTGGGCATACGTAGAAGACTTGTTGCCCAATAAAAAGGAAGTCGTATAACAGAAATAATAATGTAAAAAACAAGGAAGAATTTATGATACGGAAAGTAGAAATGTACCAAGCCGTGTGCGATAATTGTGGTAAGGATTGTAGCAATGAAGATTATTATGCATGGCCAGAAGAAAGACTGGCCATAGAAGATGCTCTTTATATGGGCTGGCAAATTATCGATGATAAGCTATACTGCCCGAACTGCTTTGAATACGATTACAAAATAGGCGGATACAAACCAAAAAAGAAAAGCGTATGACAGTACAAGAATTGATTGACGAACTTATGAAAGTTCCAAATAAGTCAGCCGAAGTGTTTTATCTTTCAGATAGTGGCGATTTCTTTAATAATTTAAAAGTCTATTCTATGGGTAAGATATATGGAGACGACGAGGTTACAGAAGTTTATCTAATTAATGGCGATTGAAATATGAAAAAAATAATGTTCAATGATAAATACGGACTTACACAAGCCGTACTTGAAGGAAGAAAAACTCAGACAAGGCGGATAATGAATCCACAACCGGAGGACTGTTCTACGGTACATCGTTGGTATAAATCAGCATATTGGAAGGACAAACCCATGAGTTTGGTTGTCAACGAAGATGGTAGTGTTTATTGTGAGTTCTGTGGTTATGGAGCAAAGCTGGAAGGAGGTAGCATATTCCGACTCCCGTATAAAGTAGGTGAAATCGTAGCCGTCGCTCAAAGCTACAATTCCTTTTACAATGATGAGTGCAATCCTAATTTATTCCCAAACGGTGCAGGCTGGACAAATAAAATGTATGTGAAGCCGGAGCTAATGCCACACAGAGTTAGGATAACAGCCGTAAGAGTGGAGAGGTTGCGGGATATATCTGATGTTGATTGTATGGCAGAGGGGATTAATTACTATGAGCAAGAGGGTTTTTCTTGGTGTTCAACGGGAAAATTATTTGATACACCTCGTGAAGCCTATGCTGCACTAATTGATAAAGTAAGCGGTAAAGGCACATGGGAGAGAAACCCCTATGTATTTGTGTATGATTTCGAACTGGTAAAGTGAAATTATGAAAGTAGATAAAATAGAGGCATTTGATTATATGCTCCACCTTTTTGAAGAGTGGCGGGATAATCATGAAACGATTAAGGGCAAACCGTTTCCTAAACTTACAGCCATGAAACTGCTGTTTTTGGCTGCTGCTCCTAAGGAAGAAGGAGGCGATGACCTTTTGGATATATTCGATAATTTCTATGCTATGCCATATGGCCCGGTGGAGAGTGATGTATATAATGCGATTCAGGAAGACAAACTTCCTTCGTTTTCGGTTAAATATCGTAGTATTGAACCAAGAGAAGGTGCGGAACCATATAACGCAAAAAGATATAATGGCAAGCTTTATCACAGAGTAAGAAATGCGGTAAATGATCTGAAAGAGAAAAACGAAAAATTGGTATTACTAAATGCTTTTGAACTAGTAGAGATTACTCATAGATGGTCTAGTTGGAGTCGGGCGATGGATTTTGCTGAATTTATGAAGCAATTGAGTGCCAAGATGTCTATTGATTCTATTAGGGATTCAAGTAAGATATTCGATTTAAAATGAAATATGATTATGGAAAGAAAAGTAGGAGAAATATTTGAGTACAACGGAGAATGGTATCAGTGTATTCATACAAAATCTTTTGGATGTGAGAATTGTGATTTAGCTACCAAGAGTAATATTCATTGTAGTGATGTATTTGAGATAAGAGGAGAATGTTTATCATGTTATAGAAAAGATGGTAAATCTGTAATCTTCAAGAAACTTGAAAAGGTCGGAGAGCCTATTAGGATAGAGAATAAATCATACCAGAAAATAAAGGTTTCTGATGCTCTTTGTAATAATTGTGCTTTTTATGATAATTTTTCAAGAGACTGCAAATTGAATGGCCACATAAATCATTATCCAACATATTCATGCTTAATAAATGAAATGTTTGTAGAAATTAAACAAAACAAAGAAAATATGGAAGAAAGAGAATATTCAGAAGAGGATATGAAGAATAATCCTCGTTTTAAACACCATAAAAATATTGAACAAGTTATCAATATGCAAAAGATGAAACCCTTTGACCTTGAAGCAGCCAAAGCAGGCAAACCAGTCTGCACGAGAGATGGTAGAAAGGCAAGGATTATTTGCTTTGATAGAAACTGGGAATATCCCATTGTTGCTCTTATAGAATGTGAGAATGGTGAAGAAATGATTAGTGCATGTGATAAAGATGGAAAAGCCAGAATTTATGAAACACAGGGTACTGACCTTATGATGCTCCCTCAGAAGAAAGAAGGGTGGGTGAGAATATATAAATCTGCATCTAATGTGTATTATTTGTCTAGTAATATTTATAAGACTGAAGAAGAGGCAAAACATTCTAGTGATTGCTGCTATGTAGGTGCTTCTAAAATTTCTTGGGAGGAATAAACTATGTGGATAGCAAGGGACGAAAGTGGAAAATTGTTTATGTACTCAACTAAACCATTTAAACGTGAGTGTACATGGGGATTTAGAGACAAAAATACTACTGTTGTTGTATTAAGTGACAGTTTATTCCCAGAAGTAAAATGGGAGGATAAAGAACCAAGAGAGTTGATATTGAAATAATTATATAAGACAATAAATAATGAAACGAATCATTGAAGAAATAGAGGAATCCGTAAGGATACACGGACATGACGGGCAGCAAGGATTGGGTATATGGCTCGATTACCTCGTCGATATGTTCGATGTGAAATACATCGTTAACGGGACATATGACAAACACTTGGAAGATAAAGCAAAGGAAGACGAACACCTGTTTAATGCCACTATATTGTGGCTTGAAATAGTAAGCAAGGGAATCGAGTCGAGCGGCTGGATAGATGTGTTCGGGAATATATACGAGGAGATGTATCAATCAAAAGGAAAATCTTCGATGCTGGGACAGTTCTTTACACCGGAAGGATTATGTACCATAATGGCGAAAATCAATGGGGGAATAAGCGGAAAGACAGGAGACCCTGCGTGCGGCTCGGGGCGGACATTGCTCGCTGCATATACAGAGAATAAAAGCGGCTACTACGTCGGCGAGGACATAGACGGAATTAGCTGCAAAATGTGTGCCCTCAATTTAATGGTTCACGGGGCAAGAGGGCGGGTTATTTGCCACGACACGATTGCAAGCCCGGTGTACTTTAATTGGGGCTACGAGATTAACGAGGTACGTTACCCTATTCCCACTCCGTTTTACTCTCTCCGACTTATATCAAACGTTAGGACTGATGAAGAGATAGTTAAGATTGAAAATAACGTTGAACAGTTAAAATTATTTTGATATGGACATTGAAATATTGAAAGGGGAGTACAGCCGGAAGATGGAGAAGGCTCTGAGAAGGGGCGACTTCGCTCTGAAATAAAGCAAGAATTTACTTGCTAATCAGATTGATTTTTAGTATATTTATATAAGTTTTAGGTTATTGTTTTAGGATATGAGCAAAGGTAAATTTAACGATGTCAAAGATGACATCATTTCCTGTATACGGGAGGGCGATTCTAATATCTTAGCCTGTAAAAAGGTGGGTATAAGTAAGAGTACATTTTACGAATGGTTAGAGTCTTATCCGGACTTTTCGGCCTCTTTAAAAAAGGCGAGAAAAGAGTTTCGTGAAACTATCGTTCAAACGTTGGAGCAATCACTATGGAAGCGTGCTGCCGGTTATGAGGTTGAGGAGGTTAAAAACGAGTATAGGACTTTAAAGGACGGGAGTAAAGTGCTTGTAAAGTCAAGCAAAATAACGAAGCACTTCCCACCAGATACTGGCGCACTTATATTTGCTTTGACAAACTTAGACCCTGAAAATTGGAAAAACAAACAGGATAACAGGCTTTCTGTCGATGAGAGTGTAGGCGGATTTAAAATATCTGTTGTACACAGAGACGGTACGCCACCGATAGCCAACAGTGAAGATGACATCGCCGATTAGTCGGTTTGTTGTGAAATTTGTATATTTGTATTTAATTGTAATCTCTTTTTGCTAAACCAAGAGCCCCCTTTTGTATGGTGGTGTAAGTGGAAACACGAGATCGGCGTTTTTCTCCTGCCATGTACGCCAAGCAATAGGGGGCTTTTTTTTGAGAATGTAATGAAAGTACACGAATGTATGGAAATAAGCCGTCCTGTGTTGGAGGCGATGAGGCGTGCCGGGGTTAGGCTGGACGATGTTCGATACCTTGACATGTACAAACGTTTCCTATCAATGAAAAGGGATTGTTTGAAAGTAACGTATATCGCCGAGAAATTGAGCGAGGAATATAATATAAAGCCGAGGCAATTTTACTACATTGTAAAAAAAATGGAGTCCGTTATAGAGTGACTCGAATGTGATTTAATGGGGTGTGCTGAAAATTCAGCTAACCCTATGTTTTTGCCGTTTCTGTCGCTTCTCTGGCATTTTTACCTCTTTCCCGATATAGCTTCAAATAAATATAGAAACGCTCTTATAACGCAAATATTTGTGCTGTTTTTTAATACCCCTTTTTGGGGGGATTTAAAAGGGCGTTTTTTTAATTCCGTAAAATCTGCGGATTTAACATTAAGATTGTAACATGTTGATTATCAGTTTGAGCGGAATTTTCGGCTTTAACAAATGGAATATTTTAATATAAAATGTTGCCGGCAAACGGAATATTTTTTACGCATTTGTTGCCGGCAAACGGTAGAGTTTATAAATGCCCTGTCGGAAATCCGAAAAACCTATGAATCAAATGTTTAATTATATACCTCATCAAAGATGTATTTTACATACCCCAAAAATGGTATATGTAAAAGCATAATACCCGGAAAAATGGGTATTTAAGGCTCCGCAAGTTTGTAAAATAGCTGAAAATCAATGTAAAGGATATTTTGCGGACACATCGATTCAATCTAAAACATATTTACCTGTCTAATAGAAATGCAATCGGGCGTAAATAATACGCATGAAATTGCGTGTTTATAACGGTCGATCGATGAGGGGCAAATTTATGGATATGAGCAAAGTGCGGAAAATCTTCCACAACTATACGGAAATAGGCTATATCGTGTAAAATAAAGAGGAAAAATTTCCACACTATTTTACGCTCATCGATGAGGCATAAAAGAAGGGGGTAGCCAAATTTTCGGCATACCCCCTAAAATACCTCTGCGTTATATATCCTATTCTGTCTTTTTTATGGCTGCAAGAGCCTCTGACAAATACGATATATCCTTCAATGTAAATTCATACTGACTTAACAAATTAGACTCCCTACATTCAGCGATGAATTTAACTTCTCCCTTACCTTGTTGTAAGAAGTCTCTTATTTTTTGTCTATATTCAGATTGTACAAAATTATGTCCATACTCGTCGTTAAGAGTTTCAAATTCCAAAATTTCTCCGTCGCTTCTCTTTGCCTTAAATTGGAAGGTGTCTAAATAGCCTTTTACGGGGTGGTTCCTGTTGTATTCGTACAGTTGTATGCAAAAAACCGATTCATCGATTATAAATTTAACGCCTAACTCTGAGTTTGTGGTTGCTGAATTGCTGAATTTTCCGGTGCAACTGGTAAATACATATCCCTCTTTTGTCGGTTCTCCAAAGTCGTCAACGTAATATGAGACTTTCCAAATGCCATACTCTCCTTTGTCCTTGTTTATTTTGGGGAGTTCGTTTTTGGGGGAATCGGCTTGTTTTTGTCCCTGTTTGTCCGTTTGCGGGGTTGATGTACAGCTTATAAATGAAGCAAGCACCAACAAGAAGCATAATTTTTTCATGATACGATTTTTTAAGTTGAAATGAATGCTCAAATGTAATAAAAATTTTATTTCTTTTTAATTCAAATCCAGACAATACTATCCTACAATCGAGAGATACCGGCTTAAAGATTCTATTTCAGCCCGTATAACGACCTTTTGGAACTCTACCGGGTTGTTCTCCGTATGAGAGGCTTCCAATGCCTTGTAATAGCTTATTTTGTCCTCGTTGCTGCCTTTGAGATTTACCAGCGTATAACCGTTGCGGAGTAAGTATAGATTCATCAGAAGCCGAGATGTGCGCCCGTTCCCGTCTATAAACGGGTGTATGCGTACCAACTCATCATGAAGGTAAGCCGCAATGAGTACCGGGTGAATACTTTTCTCCTCCATTTCGGCAAACCTTGTCATAAAAGCCTCCATTTGTGGTTGTATCAAATACGGTTGTGGAGGGACATGTGTACTTCCCGAAATCATAACAGGCACGCACCGATAACGTCCGGCATTCTCTCTGTCTATGCCATGTAGCACAATAGCGTGTATTTCCTTGATTGTGCGCTCCGATATTTCCATACCTCCCTTTGCAAAGTCCTTTATGTAGTCTATCGCCTCAACGTGGTTAATCGCTTCAAGGTGCTCCCGCATTGACTTTCCGGCGATAGTAACCCCCTCGTTCACTACTAACTCCGTTTCTTGCAGTGTGAGCGTATTTCCCTCGATCCGGTTGCTTTCATAGGTATATTCAATGGCAAACGCATTCTCTATCTTTTGCAGGGCATCCGGTGGTAATGGGCGCAGCCCCAACAAACCGGCTTTCAATGTGTCGCATTGAAGCAATAGCTTTGTTATTTCCTCGTTCATGGCTTAATCTTTTGACTCGGTTACCTTTAACTTGGTTCCACATTTAGGGCACGTTAAGACATTATTATCGCTATCTGTGCTCACTTCTTCCGGCGATGCGAAGAGCTGCCATAACGGGACATCTAAGGCGGTAGCGATTTTTTCAAGGGTAGATGTAGTAACAGAGGGAGCGTTTAGTGTTTGTTTCATTGATTGATAAGAAACCCCCACTTTATCGGCTAATGCTTGCTGGGTCATACCTTTTTCTTTTAATAATTCTTTGATTCTCATAAAGCTATCCTTTAAAATTATGGTGCAAATATACTTGTCTATCGCTTTCGTATAGTGTTTCATATACTAAATAATGTTAATCGTATATTATTTTTTATATCTTTTGTTTGGACAGGTATAATAAATAATATACTTTTGTCACATCAAACAAAAACAAACAAAGATATGAAAACGAAAATCGACAAATCGCAACTTTTCAAAATGGCATGGGTAATGTATAAACGCTCTATCTCGGTTCTCGGCCGTGAGTTCTGCCAGTCGTTCAGTGCTTGTTTGAGGAACGCATGGTTTAAGATGAAAGCGGAAGCCCGCAAAGCCGAAAAAGAGGCTCGCCGGTTAATGAAAAAGTCGGAACCCGCACAAAAGCCCGAATCGGTTGTATTCGACGCAACAATGGAAAGAGGGATAACGGAGTATTACAGAAGCCAAAGCGGGCGTTATTGCGGAGATTGATACACAAAGTTAAACGAAATACATTGCTGCTCTTCCAAAACAGCATGAGACGGTAGCCCGGTCACTGGGGAAACAAAAGCCGGGCTACTTTAATAAAGACCAACAAAATAGATAAAGATATGAGTACACTGAACAGAACACAGTTAAGCGAGATTATGAGCCTTGCATGGCAGTTTGTAAAACGCAACGGATATACGATGTCGGAGGCTCTCAAAACGGCATGGGCAAATATGAAGTTAAAAGTACAAATGAAACATCGGATCGTTCGGTTTTATTTCCGCAAGGTAGACGGGACGATTAGAGAGGCATACGGAACACTGAAAGAGTCTATGCTACCACCGACACAGGGCACAGGAAGAAAGGCAAATGAGACGTTACAAACGTACTACGACACCGAGAGACAGGAATACCGCTCTTTTAAGCGGGCGAACTTGGTAGAAGTATGCAGTTAAAAAAGGGGCGGTTTATCCGCTCCGGGGTTGCCCTACCTTAATAGGGCTTACCATTTTTTTTATTGTTGTAGGGATTGTTTTGCTTGCGAAAGTAACCCAGTCCGTCGGTAGCGGACGTGTCCGGGAGGATTCCCGCTATTTCAAACATAGGTTAAACAATAAACTTTTTATTATATGGAAACAAACGAATTAAAACAGAAAACCACAGTAGAGGATTTACTAAACACAAATGAACAATTAACACAGTCTTTAAGAGCTGCTCTTATAGGGGTTGAACAATTCCGCAAGGAAGCAGAAAAGGAACGGGAACGGGCAAATATGCTCGAAGTTAGGCTATCTATGGCAGACGATAGGATTAAAAGGAAAGTTATAGATAATGATGAAATAAGTAGTTTACAACGATTGCATAAAAACATAAACAAGTACAATATTCAAAAGCTGTTAGAATTGTTTGTTTACGAAGAGCCTCGATCGTTGAGTGAGGAGATAGCAAAAATTTCCATGATAATATCCGACCTTATTACCCGCAAGGTTCTTGATGACGATGAAGTTATATATCCAACTGACTATGCAAATGCGTTTTTCTATCTTAAAATGCTATATGAGACCTTTTTAAGTATGGATAAACATACGCCAAAATCCTTTGATGTTCAGTTTTTGGTAACAACCCAGTGCGGAGAATCTATTATTCAGTAAAATGTTCAGTCAATGGCAACCCCGTTGTCAATCCGGGCGGCGGGCTGTGAAACAGAGGGCTCTGATTTGCTCCTCATCGATGAGGGAAAAATGCAAAATGTTTCTGCAATGTTTCAGTACGATATAATTTGAACGTTTGTTACATGTTGATTTGCAAATGTTAACGCATTTAGTTGCGTAATATGGCGACGATAGTCCTGCTCGCAGGTTCGGTACGTAAAGGATATAAGAACCAGAGGCTTCTGATTCACAATACCCGCTTCTGTGATTTTTATATAGAGAATGCCACGGCGGAAGAACTGGAAGCAAAAGCTAATGATTTGAGGTCGGAGGATAATAAGATTCTTGACTTCTATGTAGAGCGCACGGGGGCTGATAGGGAAGTTCTCTCCACTCTGATGAAAGAGGAACGCTATATAAGCATGCAGGAAGCTAAGGATTTGGGATTCATAACGGAAATAATCGAGCCGATTTCGGCTATTTCCAATACAAACAAAAATAAAAAAAACATGAGTAAAAAGAATCTGAAAGATGCGCTGAATGTGTTGGCGCAAGCACTCGGTTTGTCAGGTGCAAAAGACATCGAGCTACAAACTGAGGACGGGCAAGTATTGACAGTAGAACGAGAAGAGGGAGACCCGGAGGTAGGTGATGCCGCCAGCCCTGACGGGGAATGGTTGATGCCCGATGGGAGAACGATTATCGTATCTGACGGCGTGATTACCGAGATTCGTGAAGCTGTCCCTGATGGAGGCGAAGATGTGGAAGCACTTAAAGCTGAGATTGCTCGACTTACAGCGGAGCTGGAATCAGAAAGAGCGAAGGGAAAAAGCGACGAGGAGTCTGCTATTCTAGCCCAAGTTAAAGCGGCAGGGGGCAAACAATGGCTTGACAGAGTGACGACTAGCAATTATGTGCCCCCTAAACCAAATCCGGCTAGAAAGAAAGATCCGGTAGAAGAGGAAAACGTCCTTGAAAAGGAATTAAGGGAGAGGAAAGAGAAAGCGAAAGCCCATGAGGTTGAAAAGCGAAAAAGAAAATAGGTAATATTAAGAGATTGTTTAGGTTATTATGGGAACTTTTGAAGATTTGACCCCTGATAATGGGGCGATAAAAACGTTGCAGGAGTTAATTCCGATGACAACGTTCAAGGACGAAAGCCTTGAAGCACTATTTACATTGATGACTAGTGCGAGAAACGGGAAGAAATTAGGGTTTATAGGCGATATGGAAGATGTCGGAACGAAACTGACGAACCGATGTAATCCTACTTATGTATCTGCTTCCATTGAGGCGAACGAAAAGGAGTGGGAATTAGGAGAATGGGAAATACCCTTAAAGCTCTGTTATGACGATATTATGGGTACAGTAGCCGAATATACGCTGAAAACAGGCACGGATAAGGGCGACATGACCTCTATCGAATATATGAATGTTGTCTATCGACCGGCATTGGAAAAGGCCATGATAAATATGATGTGGCGGTTAATTTGGTTCGGCGACAAGGACGCAAAGAATATAACCGGAGGAAGTGGTCAGATAACAGACGGGGTTAATACCAACTTGTTTACAGTTGCCGATGGATTCTGGAAACGACTGTTTGCAATAATTACAGATAATGAATCTCAGAAAACAGCAATTGCGGCAAATTCGCAAACAACGGCAGCCCTTCAAAAATCGAAATTATTAGAATCCGGTGTTGCAACGGGCATAGTAGACTCCATGTTGATGGAAGCAGACCCAAGAATTTCTACCCTTGATGGGGCAGCTATTTTTATGACAAAATCATTGGCAGACGCATTGACGCAAGATGTGAAGAAAACTTACCGAGATATAATGCCTTGGACAGTAATCTTCGATGGTGTTCAAATGGCGCAATACAATGGTGTTCCTATTTATTCCGTATCGATTTGGGATAGAATGATTCAAAAATATCAAAATGATAAGACGAAGTTGAACATTCCTCACCGAGCTGTTTACACTTCGCCGAAGAATTTACTTGTGGGGGCTCCCGGAGAATTGATTTCAGATTTGGATATTTTCTTCAATCGCGAAAAACGACAAACTCAAATTTATTCGACAGGAGACCTCGGTACTTTAATAGCAGAAGATGAGTTAGTTCAAGTAGCATGCTAAATAATTTTTTAAGAAAGGAAAATGAAATGGCAACAGACTGTGTTAGTTTGATTTCGGCAGGAATAGTTCCGAATTGTAACGATCCTATTACAAAGGGGTATGAGCACAAAGGAATAATTATTAACTGGGACGACATCGATTTTACGGCCACCACCTTTTCTGGTGCGAATACGATTTCCGACCTTGTTCTAAAAGACGGGAAAAAGGCCTATGAAATCGTTCAAAGAGGAAATACGCCATATACAGGATCTACCTCTGAACTGGCCGTTGGAACAATTTCCAATACGGTAACTAAAAATGTCCAATTTACGATATTGAACAAAGGTCCCAAGATTGCTGAAACAGTGATAGACCCCTTGTTCAATGGTAAGTATGTCGTGATTCTCGAAAACACATGGAAGAATCTTAGTGCCACACAAGGTGCGAAGGGAGACAGTTCCTTTGAAGTTTTCGGTATCAAACAAGGCATGTTCGCAACGGCAGCGACTCGTGACCCGTATAGCTCGGATACACAAGGTGGCTGGCAGGTTACCATGACTGAAACTGAAAGCCCTGTGGCAGAAGTTTATTTGTTCAAGACCAGTTATGAAGCGACGCTGGCGATGATTAATTCGTTGGTTAATCCTTCTTCCAGTGTATGACCTATGAAGAAGCGATGAAATTATCCTCCGAGTTGATGGGGAGAATAAACTCCCTATCGCAGGAGGATAATCGAACGATCGAGAAACTCTATAAAGAATCCTTGAAAAAAGAAGTTCGGAAATGTAACTGCAAGGACAAGCATAGAGATGCATTGATTGAAACATTCACTTATTTAAAAAGGAACAAGAAGATGAAAGAGAAATCGAAATTTGTATTAAAACCCGGAGCTGTGATTCAAGTGTTCGGTGATCCACGTGTTTACACGAATGAGAACCTTACCGATGATATAGCCAAAGAATATCTGACCAATAACCCCGGCTTGCGAACCATGTTTTCTGTAATCCCTGACGAGTTCTATGAATCTAAAAGCCGTAAAGGAGCCTCAAAAGAGGATTAACACGAATTATCTGAGCAGCCTGAATATACAGAGCTATGGTGAAGATAATTTGTATCCCAATAAATTAGCCGAGGTGGTAGCATCGTCGTCTATCGCCTCCGGCTGTTTGTCTCGCTATGCAGATTTCATAGAAGGGAATGGATTCAACTCTCAAATAATTTCAGATTACAAAATCAACAAAAGCGGAGATACACTAGATGACTTGTTGGGATTGTTAGCAAATGATCTTGCAAAGTTCGGAGGTTTTGCAATACATGCCAATTATGATGTATTAGGAAAGATTCGCAACATTCATCATATCCCCTTCATTACAACGAGGCTTAAAGAGCCAAATGATTACGGGAAAGTGACAGAAATAGCCATTCACCCTAACTGGACTGGTGAGGAAACTAGGAATGGAAAACGAGTTCAAGTCAACAAGTCGAACATTAGTTTCATTCATGTTTTCGATCCCAATTCTGCAATTCCCGAAATTGAAGAGGTTGGGATAAATGAGTATAAGGGGCAGGTGTTATGGTATTCGAGGAATGGCAACATGGTTTACCCTCTTCCGGTGTATGACCCTGTTATCACGGATATGAGTACAGATGAAGGACTTGCCAATGTACGTTATCGCAACGCCCGGAATAACTTCTTGCCGAGCGGGGCATTGATTACAAGGAAAGGAACAGATATTCAAGAGAATTATTTTGACGATGAAAGGAGATATTACGGACATGAGAGTTACGAAAGTGAATATTCTCCTGTGTTGAAAAACTTGCAGGGAGATTTTAATGCTTGCAAGATAGTAGAGATAGAGATAGGAGCTGACGAGCAATCTCCTGAATTTATAAGTTTGTCGACCAACAATTATGATAAGGAATTTACCGTAACGGCGGATAGCATAATAGATAATATCTATTCAGCATTCAACCAAGAAGCATTTTTGGCAATAAGAAAAGGAAAGCTCGGATTCTCTGGTGATATATTGGCTGACGCTTATTCCTACTATTCGGGTAAGGTAACCAAAGAGCAGAGGGCAATATCGAGAGCCTTGTTATCTATATTCAAGAATTGGTATGAACAACCATTCGGAGAACTCACGTCTGATACTTTTAAAATACAATCGATGTTGTATGGCAGCACTAATAACACCAACTGATATATCGACATTGGCAAGGCCTTGCTATGCAGATAAGGAAATTGCCAATAAAGCGATAGACGAGGCGATAGATATAGACATTCGCTATCTAGTAGGTGATACTCTGTTTCAAAAGATAATGCAGAGTAAAGATACAATCTTACTAAATGGGGGTATATATAAGTCGAAGAAAGGAGAAGACCGCATTATCGGAGGGTTGAAGAAAGCTGTTGCCTATCTGGCCTATTCACGTGTCGTAAAATTCGGTAATAGCTTGCCGACGAGGTTTGGAACTATGAATAACAACGATGCTTATTCTTCGCATACAGAATTAAAGGAACGACAAATGATAGCCGATGATACTTATTCTATCGGATTGAAATATGTAGAGGAAGTATTGTACTATATTAATGATTCGGAAGAATGCTGTATTTGCGAAAAGCCAATAAGCAAGCGTAGCATATTTAAGATTATAGGAGATTGATCGATGATTGACAAAGATCCCATAGTGAAGTACTCGTGGGAGGATATTAAGTTTACCATTGGCTTTGAGGACAGAAACAAGCAGCCCATCGATGCCGAGACGAAGAAGTTTAAGTTCATCTACAAGGACGAGGCCGGTTGTTGTTGCGAAGTGAGCTACGACGGAAAGACACGTAAAAACTGTGTGTTCCGTGACGGCGTGCTGTACGGCATATTCAATTCCGGAACTTTCCGCTATGGCTTGCTCACGGTCGAGAGGCATTACTGGATAGAGGATGCCGATTTCGATGACGGCAAATGGGACTATGGAGATGTTTACAAAACCAATATAATCATCAAGTGATATGGCAGATAGTGATTGCATAATTGTTCATGAGCAGGTGGTAGTGCCCGATGCCGCCGTGGTGGAGGAAATGGTTGCCTTGCCCGGTGAAAAAGGAGACAAGGGAGACCCTTTTACCTACGACGATTTTACGCCGGAGCAAATCGCCGATCTTCAACGTCCTGCGACAGAGGCGGCGAAAGTTGCCAATGAGGCAGCTGAAAATGCCAATAAAGCGACCTCGGATATAAAGGCTCTCGGTGTCAAGTTGACGGCAGAAGAAGCAAAACGGGAATCGGCAGAAAGCAGCCGTGCCTCGGCGGAGAGTGAGAGAGCCGAAGCGGAATTCCAAAGAGAGACGAGTTTTTCCCAAATGCAAACTACGCTCGAAGGACTTATTTCCGATACAAACACAGCCACATCGAACGCCAACACAGCGGCGGGAAAAGCGGAGAATGCCGCAACGGAAGCGAACAACTCGGCAACTCTCGCTAATGAGGCGGCCGATAAAGCAAACCAAGCGGCGGAGAGTATCGCATACAAAGAGAATGGTTTTTACATTTCCCATGCTTTTCTTGAAGCCACAGATTTAAGGTATATAGGATTCAAAGAGATAAAAAACGACAAAACTTGTTACCTGCTTACGATGGGCAGGTGCTTGAAGTTTTCTTTGGATACTTACGAGGTGTTTTGGGACATCAAATTGGAGGGTTATGGAGTGTCTTGGCATAACGCAGCCGAGCAATTGAGGGTAATCGAGGATAAAGTTTATATCGTTTGCACGAGATATGAAGACAAAGAAACAGGTATTTGGCTTATCAAACTGAATGAGGAAGACGGGGCTTTTATCTCCGAGGAGTTGATTCCTATTCCTGTTGAGTATTCATACCAAACATTCAAAAACAAAGAAGTCTTAATTACAAAGGATTATATATACGGGGTTGATAATGTCAATAAACAGATACTCCGATGTTCGATGGAAGACAAGTCGGTAGAAATTATCGATTCCATAGACTCTGCCGTATCCTTTCCCGTATTGGGGGACAGATGGATAACCCTGCCAGATGGAAGTGTGAAGTATGCACTTGTTTGGATTTCTGCCAAAAACCATATCAAGATTGTAGATGAAGATAATAATCTGTACTCGATAGAGCTGGCCTTCTCAAATGACACACAAATTACAACATCTCAGAATACATATATTCATAACATAAATTTCAAAAGACCATATATTAACTTTATTAAAAATCCGTATAGACATTCAGTTCATTTGACGGACGGAGGAGATAACTCCTACTCTGCCGAAAATATCGGTGTAAGGAACTCGTATCAAAATTTCCCATACACCACCGAATTTTACGGAAATAGTATGACAACACCAGATACCATTGTAAGTACGAATATTTTGAGTGCGACAAACGAAGGGTTTTATAGACCTATTACCAACAATGCCTATATTTTCATGTCGAACGATCCAGATATGTTACTTGCCGCCAACCTTTCTACTTCAAGAACCGGCGTAAGGCGTCAGATTGAAATAATCAATCCTATTTAATTGAATAATTATGTATATAGATATTAAAAACGAGAAGATTATAGGGATATACGCCGACAATGAGAGAAAAGAGTTGATAGATGTCGGCATTATCCCATCTCCCGAAGAGATACCCGGAAAAATACCCGTGATGTATTACCGGAACGGTGCGATAGTCTATGAGTACGAAGAAGCACCGGAAGCGACGGAGGACGGCACGGAAACACCTCCCGTACCAATGGACTACGGAGAAACGGTAAATGGATTGATCCGTCGGAAATATACCTTGTCGGAGGAGTTGGCGATACTTCGGCAAAGAGATACGAAAGCAGAGGAGTTCGAGGCTTATAACGCCTATGCGGAATCCTGCAAAGAGGAAGCCAGATTGTTAATCGAAAAACAGAAACATTGATATGGGAGGGATAAACGAGGCTACGGAGGTAGCCAGAGGGATAAGCGAACAGGGGTTCTTGGTGATGACCGCAGCATTCTTCTTGGTGTTGTCGGCCATGATGATGGTGGCCTGCTTCAAGTGGTTCAAATCGATTATCACCAAGAGCATGGAGGATTACGGAGAATCCCTGAAAGAGCTTATCGAAAAAACGAACGACCAGAATAACATGTTGTCCGACATATCGGAAGGGTTGAGGCAGGAAACCTTGTTGCGCTTGAAAGTGGTTATAAGCAACGCTATTGACTTGTCTGTCGAGCAGGTGTGCCGGATTATTAAAGACGTCCGAGAGGAGAACAACATCGACAAGAAGGAGCAGACAAAAAAGAAAATACACGCAAGGGTGTGGAATGTTCAAGACGAGCGGGCAAACGGATTTAACTATTTCACCTATCACGGCAAGAAGCTCTCCGAGTTCACCAACCCGAAATGGGGTGAATGGGTGGCTGACGTGGTAGAGAGCGAGGTCTATTCTGACAAAGTTAACAACGGTAGAGCCTATGCCAATGTGAAGCAAGTTTACGAAAGGATAAAACACGATTTTTTTAACAGATTAGAAAATGGAAACGATGAAAGCAATTTATGACAAATTGGTAAAGTGGATTGAAAATATTCCCCACGACAAGCTGCTGCATTTTATCGCAGGAGGTGTCATCGCCTCTTTCTTCGCCATCGTGATAGGTGCGACGGCGGAATATTGTGTGCTGTTCTCTGCCATAGCGGGATGTATCAAGGAGGCTGTCGACGAGTGGAGGAAGCCGGGGGCTTGGTCGTATGCCGACTTGCTGGCTACCATACTGGGAGGGCTGGTGATTCAAATCGAGGTCTGGATTGCCTGACGAAAAAAATGAAGAATGGATATGAAATACTTCACGATGAAAGAACTCACAAAGAGCTCAACGGCCGATAAATTGGGTATAGACAATACCCCGACGACCGAAGCGTCTGTTGCGCTGTCGAACCTTGTCACCCATGTTTTAGACCCCTTGCGGGAGATGTACGGGAAGGCGATAACCGTCAATTCGGGCTATCGTTGTCCCAAACTCAATGCCGCTGTGGGTGGTGCGAAAAACAGCCAGCACATGAGGGGCGAGGCGGCGGATATAACGGCAGGGAACAAGGAGGAGAACAAGAAACTGTTCGAGTTGATTCGGGATAACCTTCCCTTCGACCAGTTGATTGACGAGAGCGATTACAGCTGGGTGCACGTGTCTTATGTGTCTTCATCGAAGAACCGGAAACAAATACTGAGCCTATGAGACATATCGTATTCCTATTGTTGTTTTTGGCTATCTTGGCTGCGACGAGCTGTACCAGACATGTGTATGTTCCTGTGGAGACGACAAAGAGCGACACGGTGTATCTGAACCGGGTGCAGCTCGATTCCATATACATGCGGGACAGTGTTTTCATCGAGAAATCGGGAGACACGATACGGGAGTTCCAATACAAGTACATATACAGGTTCAAGGACAGAATCGATACGCTGTATATATCCAAGACGGACAGCATACAAGTACCCTACCCCGTCGAGGTAGTAAAGTACAAGACTCCCCGATGGTGCTGGTGGGCTCTCGGTGTCATTGTCTTGCTGCTTGTCCCTTACATCATGAAATGGATAACAAAATTGAAAGGACTGGGTTTCTTGATATAATTTGATTTACGAATCCTTCCGGGGCTTCGGAGTATAAAGGAAAGCCTCAATCTCTTGCTGCTCTTCCAAAACTAACAAGAGACAACATCACGGGGAATGTTACGAGGCTTTCACAGCCTTTAAACAGGAACGTGATGTTTTTTATTGTGTCAACAATCTATAATTTAACAAATATTTAAAAAGGCAAGAGATATGAAAACCAATGAAATCTTTGAACACGTCTTGCAAATCGTTTGCGAGGAATGTGAGCTGTGTTACGGCGAATTGATCAACGGTGCGAACAAAAATGCGGTCGACGCACGTTGCCTGCTCATCTGTGCGTTGGTATCGCTCGGATTTACGGAAGAAAATATAGCGTCTTACTTGTCTATGACACGACAAGGAGTGAATAAGTTGAAAAACACGTTATCACACAGGATTTCACAAAGTTACATTCTATTAAAGAACAATCAACTAATTAGCAAACGCATAGCAACTGAAATTCATAGATAGCAACTGTTATGACCGTATGTTTGACACACCGGAAGATGTTCTTTCGGTATAACTAAAAAAATAAAAACATATGGAAGGAATTAACAGAGAAATCGTAGAAAAGAAAGTCTACGAAGAAGGAAAGAAAGAGTATGCCTCTAAGGGTGTAGGTAATGCCGGTTTAGCATTGGGAATCGTTGGTACAGCTCTTGGCGCAGGCGCGCTTTGGGGAAGACGTAACGGGATTTTCGGTGGCGGTTCCATGCCTGAGAACGTAAACATCAACACGACGACTGGTGGCTGGGGAGGTTCAAGTGCTGTCGCTCCCACCGCATTTCAAGCATGGGAAAAAGAATGCGAGGATGCAATTGCTCTCACCAATACCATTTGGGGATTAAAAGTCAACACGCAAGACCAAATGTATGCACATCGTGAAACCGATGTGGCTGAAAAATTCCAGTTGTATAAGTCGCAAATCGATGCAGATTTCGGGCTTTACAAGACAAGCCGAGATTTATACGATGTATTGAACGAGCGATACGCCAACAAATTCAATGAACTGGACAAGAAGGTAGCTGTTTTGGAAGCCACCCGCCCGTATCAAGACAGATTGATTCAGTGCGAAATCGATCGTGCCTTCACAGCCTCCATCAATTACACGGATCGCAAGACTTGCCGAGCTATCTATGGCGTTGTAGGTCTTCCTTCTACTCCTACCGTAACTGTTTTGGAGGGTGCAAACCCTTTCGGTTGCAACTGCCAAAGAGCAGCGTCGGAAACTCCGACGGCATAAAGGCCGAAAAGAAACGCAAGAAAAAGCGTTAGTGGTAGAGCCCCTTCGGGGGCGATACCACTTTCATTACCGATTACTAACCACTAACACGAATAATTATGAATTTTACAGACCCTTTATTAAACGACAGGAACTTTTCTATCCCCGAATTGGAGAGAGAACAGGAAGCCATGCAACAAAAAATTGCTGAAATGAAAAGAAACTATCGGCAATCTGCGCAAACGACTTCTTCTCCCGTGTGGGACGAAATAGACAGGATTATGGACTCCTTGACCGAAAAGGAGTTTAGGTTTATGCAAGAGAATGAAGAATTTCAGCAAAGCAGCATGGAAATTCAGAGTATTCTCAACCGGGAGTA